GACCGGTGCCGAAAGCAGCGAATGGGTAGCGCGAATGGAAACGCGCGCTTTCGTAGATCAGGCCACGGCCCTGCTTCATCTCAACGAGCTGGGTCATCTCCCACTTGCTCTCGTCGTTCCAGTCGTGCTTGATCAGGTCGAACAAGTCGACATCACCTGGATCAATACGCTCAGCGCCAGTGGCTTTGTGCCGCCAGAAAGCGGTGCCCCCCTCGCCTTCGCTGAGATAGACCACTGCCGCATGAGTGCCCCACCCCATGTCAGAGTGGATCGCGTGGTTCGGCAGCTCGCCGCCGAAGTTGAGTCGGTAACCCATGCCCAGCATGTCGACTGGACCGCACTCGTTCTCGATCGCGGCATACAGCCCCGGCACCTCGACCAGCGCCACGCGCCTGTAGACCTCGCCGTCGTGCGCAGGCCAATCCACGAAAGGCGCGCACAGACCGTGCTGCCTCGCCGAATCGGGGAGGCAGTTTTCGATAACCTTGACCATGTGGGCCTTTAGGAGTCGGCGGGTTCGATGCGGGCGACAGCGCCCAGGATGTCGGCCTTCACCGGGTCAGCGATGCGCATACGCAGCACCACCTGTCGATGCTGGCCGAGGCGAAGGAAGCGCACGCGCTTCTGGTACTCACCGGTCGCGCCGATGTCGCGCTCACGCTCGTTCGACCAGTTGCGGCCGCCGTCTCGGGAGTAGGAGAGTAGGATTCGGCTCATGGCTTGATGCTCACGGCCACGGCTTTCATGTTGCTGCCAACCGAGAAAGGCATGCTGGAAGGTAGCCACGTGGCACCTCGATCTGTCGACACATAGACGAGCGAATCGCTCGGTGTGACCCGACCTTCACCACTGGCCACCCATATCTCGCCGTCACGCTCCAGACGCTCTATGGACACAAGGTCGGGGATAGTGACTCCTTGCCACGCATCACCGCCGTCATTGCTGACGATGATGTTGCCCAACGATCCCGTTTGTCCCGCGAATATAAACGTGTCGCCGAATGCCTGCCCATCGCGCGGGTCCACATAGAACGATCCCACTGCGCCGCCAAGCACGTCCCAAGACTCCCCGTCTTTCGTCCGATAGAACCGACGGCCAGACCCCATGGCCATGATGGTTTTGCCGTCACTCGCGAACGGATAGGAGCGCGCCCCTTCCAGCCCTGCCTGCCCCGTCTCCCAAGTAGTTGGAATCTCTTGGTCCGAATAGACCATCCGGCTGTCGGCGTCCAATTCCAGGTGCGACACCCAGCGACCCGATGAATCGATGCGCGCGATGTCCCAGATACGCAGCCCCCCCGGAACCGGCACGGACGACCAGCTCGCACCGCCGTCTGTCGAGTAGTAATAGGTCGAGCTATCTGTTCCGAACGCAAATGAAATGTCGCCGAAGCGGCGGATTCGACTCACACCCGCACCGATGCTTGCCTGCGCGGTGATTAGATTAGGTCCCGTCGCCGGAAGTGATCCACGCACGATGCTGTCGTGCACATTCGACACGACGGCCAGCGCAAGCGGCGCCACATTGCCGGTCGCATACCCGATGTCCGAAACATAGGGGGTCATCGTCTTGAGGTCGGGCCAGCTCATGGGGTTGCCGCTGATCCAAACCCTAGGATCTGGGGCTTCACCGACCTCCATCAGGGCCCATGCGCTGCTTACGAAGATGGAGTCGATCACCTCATCCCACAGGCCGTTTGCGTCGGTCACACGAACCGAGAAGTTGAACCGGCCAGATTCTTCCAGCATTCCTGACAGCAACCCGGAATTAGTCAGCGTGAGGCCTTTGGGAATCTCAGAAGTAGCCGCTACCGACACGATCTCTGCGTCGCCTTGTGTGATCGTGTACTGGAAGCTGTAGGCCTGGCCGATGTAGCCGTCTGGTGCATCGCCTTCGATCGTCGGCCCCTTCGGTTGGTACGGGAACTGAACCCCGGCGACCGTGGCGCCGCCACTCTCCATCACGAGCTCGACCTCGTTCACCGAGAACCGGCGCTGGTCAGCCTGCAGTACCTGGGCGACGCGCTCGCGCACCAAGGGATCCCCCTCGCCCTCGAGCACGTAATCCCAGTCCAGCGCGTAGAGCTTGCCGTCGCGGTAATCGCCACCGATCCACTGGCGGTTGCTGTACACGAGGTCGTTCAAGCGCCAGCGGCGCGCGACGTCGTACTGCGGGTGGTAGGTCGCGCGGCGGTGCCAGAGGCCAGAGGACACGTCGTATCCCCACGTCTGCCCATCCGGGAAGGTGAGGTAGTAGACGGCGTGCCCACGGTCGGACCACGTAAAGGCGAATGCCTGCGACCAGTCGGAATCGGCGATCGCGCGCTCGATGGCATGCGTGGAGATGCGCTGCGGCTGGTATCCGTTGGCGCGGTAGACAACGCCGTCGTTGCCGAGCCAGAAGATGCCGTTGTCGAGTTTTGCGGGGGTGAACCTGCCTGCGCAGCCATGCTCGATTGCCACGCGCTTGTTCTGGAAGGTGCCCGTGCCGGCGCCGACGTTCTCGAATACCTCGATCGTGCGCTCGCCGAACACCCACACCTCGAGGTGTGCTGAGAGCAGCGACACGATGCGATCGGGCGCGGCTTCGGATTCCGCGCGGTCGAGCGTGTTGTAGCTCATCGCGTCGGCGAGGTCGCTGTGGAACCAGTACCGCCCGAACGGCTCGACTTGAGCAAGGTAGCTATCGATGTAGTCGGCGATGAAGGCCCCAGGGTAGCCCTCGTCCGACACCCGGGCGAAGGTCTCCGTGACCGTGTTCCACACATAGCCCGCATCGCCATTCACCACCAGCAGCTCATTGCCGCCGGTGATCTGGTTGTGCGCCATGCTGACGCGGCCGACGCCGGGGATGGTGCCGCACGGGATCGCAACGCCGGTGTTGCTGATGCGGTACAGGCGCGAGCCAGAGACCACGAACAGCGCGCCCTCGACATCGTGCATGCCTCGGATGGCGTAGTCCGGGCCGTCGCCGATGTTCACGAACGGGCGCAGGCCTGGTGGCGTGCGCAGCTTCGTCGGCGTGCGTGTGCCGTCGACTTCGGCCGCTACCGGCAACAGGTTCACAGTGTCCTGCACGGACCACGGCAGCGCGTCGTCCTTGTAGAACCCGCCGATGAGGTTGATGGGTTGCATCAGCAGTCGTACTCGTCCGTGCGCATGTTGTACCGGCGCGCAGGCCGGCTCAGTTCGAGCGGATTGGCGACCAGGCGGTCGCGGCGAAGCGCGTCAATGCCTTCCTGCGCCTTGGCGATGATGTCGGGCCGCAAGTCGGTGCCGAACTCGGCAGAGATGGCGATTGCAAGGTTGTAGGCGATTGCCTCCTCAGCCTCCTGCGGCGCCGGCAGCGTTTCGCTGAGGGACGCCACGTCATTCCAGCCGAGCGCCATGCCGTTGGCTTCCCAGCGCCGAGCCATGGCGTTCAGAGCCTCCATGGCGATCTGCGCATCCTCGGCTTCGGGCGCCTCGGTGGCGTCGAGCACGCGATTGAGCCGCAGTGCGCGCGCGATGATCTTGGCGACAGTGGTCATCGATGCCTCAAAAAAGAAGGGGCCCCGAAGGGCCCCTGTGACAGGAGAGAAGCAGAACCGCGTTACTTCTTGGCGCTGGCGCTCTTGGTGCCGGTGGCCTTCGCCGGCTGCACCACCTCGACGCGGATGTCGGGAGCCGGCACCGGCTCGGGCTTCGCCGTCTCGGCCTTCTGCCGCTCGGCTTCGGCCTTTTTGGCCTTTTCGGCATCAGCCTTGGCCTTTTCGCGAGCGAAGTCGGCGGCGTAGTCCTGGCCCGCGAGGTCATCCTCGCCGTTCCAGCCCTCGCCGTTCGGGCGCTGGCCTTCGGGCTGCTTCCAGCCGGCCTTCTGCTTGTCCTCGACCTCATCCGCGTGGATGAGTTCGACGCGGCCGGTATCCGGGTCGGCGAGGTAGAGCGCGTGCTTCTTGTCAGCCATCGTCGTTCTCCTTAGCTGGCCTGAGTGGCGAGGCCCAGTGCCACCAGCACCGCAGCGATGTCGGCTGCGGTGGGCGACGCGGGGATGACCGGGCGGGCAATCGGCGTCTTGCCGAAGAACCCACCGGGGGTGGTGGGCTTGAGGAAGCAGATCGTCCCCTCGCCACTGCCTGGTGCAGCGCTGAACACGCCCGACTGTTGGTCCACTTTCAACTTTGCCATTTCAATATCTCCTTAGAAGCCGGTGACGGTGGCGGGGATGCGGACGGCCAGTTCGGGCCGCAGGATGCCGCCGCCCCACACGAGGTCGAACCGGCTCATCCACTGGTCGTTCACCATGTCGAAGCCCTGGATGAAGCGCAGGGTGATGCCCTTCCACGTGGCGGACGCTGCGTCGACACCGTGCGAGGCAGGCGGATTCGGCAGGTCAGCCGTGACGAAGTAGAAGGCATCCTTCGAGAACGCGAGGTTCTGGGCATAGCTGGTGCCAGCCGTACCCCGGATGGTGATCGCAACGTTGTCGGCCGGCGCCGCGCTGACGTTCTGCTCGGTGCCGTTGGGCCGGATCTCCGGGCTGATTTGCAGTGTGCCGCCGCCGCCAGAGTGCACGGCAGTCACGGTGAACTGCTGGAGGCTCGGGAGCAGCTTCTTCGTCTGCGGATGCACCGCATACACGCCCGCGATGGTGAAGCTGTCGCCCGGGTTGATCGTGCCGGTTCCGGTATCGACCACCAGCGTGGAGCCTGTCTGACCCGCGCCGTTGACCAGGTAGCCCGCACCGGTGCCGCGGGTCGTGGTCGCCGTCAGGTTGGACGAGTACCAATCGAAGCCAAGCGTATCGGTCGCCATCTCGCCCTTGCGGTACTGGCGGTCGATCTTCGTCTGCGAGTTGTAGAGACCCTTCAGGGCATCCACCACGTCCACCTGCGAATAGGTGTTGATCAGCAGGTTGCGATCGTTGGCCGGGGCCAGCATCGAGTCGAGATATGCCTTGGCCTGGAGCGCGGTCTTGGCGTCATCGAACGCGCCGTAGTCGCCGACAGATGCCGGCACCAGCGGAGTGACCTTGTTGATGAAGTCCGCCTGGACGTTCGCCACGAGGTCAGGGATGAACGGGTCGATGAACTCGTCAGCGAAGTCCTCGATCTGCATCGCCATTTCGGCAGACGTGGCCGACGTAT